GGTAGAATGAAATTAGAAGAGGGTACTTTAGATCCAAGAATACGTGAAATAGTAATGGACCTTATGGATAATGAAGGTTTTGAATTTGGTGAAGCTGTTAAAGAAGCTTACAAAAGAATTGAACAAAAAGCTAACGGTGGCAGAATAGGCTATGCATTTGGCTCCAATGATTTAGTGGAACAGGCTTCAGGGATCATGGATTTACCTATAAATCAAAATAAAGCGGGTGTTAAAGAATTAGATCTTAGAGAAACAGGTGGATTTATTCCTCCAGTTGGTGTAAAAGAAAAAGCAGATGACATTCCAGCAATGTTATCAAACAATGAATTCGTATTCACTGCAGATTCTGTTAGAGAATTTGGTGATGGTGATGTTAATAAAGGTGCACAACGTATGTACGACATGATGAAAAAATTAGAAAAAGGTGGTAGAGTATAATGGCTGAAGTAGTTACACAAATAAATCAACCTGCTCCATTTATAGAAGCTGCAGGTAAAACGTATCTAACAGATTTACAAAAAGCAATTGGTGAATACAAAGGTGCGGATTTATCTAAAATATTTGGAGACCAGTTTGTTGCAGGACAAGATCCTTTATCGCTTCAAGCACAACAATTAGCGACACAAGGTATTGGTGGCTACCAACAATATTTAAATGCGGCCGAAGCTTCAACAGGACCTAATGCTTATCAAGCATATATGTCTCCGTATCAACAAGATGTAATTAATACAACAATGTCTGAATACGATGTTCAAGCACAAAAAAGTGCACAAGGTGTACCAGCTGCAGCAATTGCAGCAGGAGCTTTTGGAGGAGGACGTGAAGGTGTTCAAAGAGCTGAATATCAATCTAATTCAGATAGAAATAGAGCAGGGTTACAAGCTCAATTATTACAACAAGGATTTGGTCAAGCTAATCAATTAGCTCAACAAAATTATATGAATCAATTAAATCTAGGTCAACAGCAGCAACAATTTTTAGGTCAAGATGTTGGAGCATTAGCTAGTTTTGGAGCACAGAATCAAGCTCAAAATCAAGCTCAACTATCCGCTCAACAACAATTAGCAACACAACAAATGATGCAACCTTTAACTGCTGCACAACAATATGGTTCAGGAATTATGGGTTTAATATCTGGATATCCAGGTCAAACAATGCAACAAACTTCTCCTTCACCAACAGGAATGCAAACAGCAATAGGTTTAGGTTCTACGTTAGCAGGTTTGTATAGAGCGTTTCCAGGGTAATTAATTATGAGTAGAATATTTAAAAGACCTATGTTTAGAAAAGGTGGTAATGTCGGTGAAGGTATTATGACTGGTATTGTAGATAGAGAAATGCATGCTGTATCCGATCCCGATGGAGTAGGTGGACAAAACGAATTAAAACAAAAAGTTCAAGATAAAATGGCTTTAATTGAAGCTATATCAGGCGGTAGTGGTAAAGGTTTAGATGATCCATTTACACAATTTTTATTACAATATGGACCATCAATTGCAAATGCAAAACCGACAGGAAGTACAATTGGAACAATTGTTGGAGCTGCGGAAAAACCTATTGCTACGTTATTAGAAACACAAGCTAAAAAGAAAGCAACTAGAACTGCTGTAGGAATGGAAGTATTAAAAGATCTTAGTGATGAAGATACTGCAAGTCTTATGGATGAAGCTAAACAATTAGCTGCTGATGGAGCAATGGGTGGAGATGTACAGAAAATTTTTAAATCTTTAGTTAATAAATATTTTTTTAGAGATCCGAAACAACCAGAAGAACAACAAAAAGAAAAAGATCTGCTTTATATAACTAGTTTAATTGATAAGGATAAATATATGAATGCTTATACAGGTGAAGAAGTTGTTAATGCTATAAATAATGCTAGAGCAGGTAAAGTTCCAGGTTTAGATGCAGGTAATATTTTTTATGAAAAGCCTTACATACCTTCAGATGTAATATATGAAACAGATGCTAGCACAGGTGTTCTAACACTTGATGAAGACGATTCAGATTTATATCCTCAAGGGGTAGCTGTTTATAATTTTAGAACAAAAAAATGGTATAATGTACAAGGGCAAACTCTAGTTCCAATTGGGGGATAGTAAATGGCCGAAGAGAGAAATTTTTTAGAAAAGTTTATATTTCCTACGGAAAAGGAACAAAAAGCTTTTAAAAAAAAACAAGATAAAGCTAAAGTTATAACTGAATCCCTTGAAGAAGAAGGTTTATTTAAAACACTTCAAAGACAGAAAGAAGAAGAAGCATTAGACCAAGGTGTACCTGAATCAGAGGTACGAAAAATGGCATCGGACTTTGATAAAAAAGCTATCATGCCTAAGATAGAAAAATTCATTAAGGATCCCTTTGATACTACAGTAGATACTGTTAAAGAAGTTTTTAGAAAAGAACCTAAAGCTAAAGAAGTACCTAGAGACTTAGGACTACCCCCAGAATCAGAAAACGAGATATCAACTTCAGACTCAATTGGAGCTGCCATTAATAGTGGTTTAATTCAAATACCTGTAGGACTAGTTAACTTTGGAACTCTTATGTATGACGCAATGCAAGAAGAAGGAATTCCTATTGAACAAAGCGCAACTTTTAAATTTAATAATGCTTTCGAACAAAGTTATATAGGAATGATCCAAGGACAATCTTCTGAAGATGCTAGAGAAACAGCTGTAGGTAGAATAACCGAAGCATTAGTATCATTATATGGTGCCGGTAAAATAGCAGGTAAGACAACGGTACCTGTAGTAGCTTGGGCATCTAAAAAAGCTAGACAACTTGCACCTAAATTAGTTCAAGCTATTAAAGGTGGTAAATATGTAAGCACTACTAAGAATACAAAAAATCTTGTTGAAGGTATAAAAAAAACAGATCAACTTAATAAACTTTCTAAGTTAGATAAATTTGTTGGTATTACCGTAGGAGGTGGTGCAGGGGTTGGAATGTTTGTTGCAGATGAAGAAAGTATTGGTACATTTGGAGACTTTATTGGTTGGATACCAACTGGATTAGATAGAGATAAAAAGAAAGATGCTAAAGAGGATGCTGGAAGACAGCTACAAAACAAATTATTATTTGGTGCAGAATATGGTTTTCCAATAATTCCAGCTGTAATAGGTTTAGGAAAAATAGGTAACTTAGTTGCAACTAAAGGTCAATTTAATGCTTTCAGCGATAGTAAAGTAGTAAGATGGATTGATAGATGGATCTCACAACCTTTTAGATCTAGAAGTTTTAAAGCTCAATCTATTTTTGATTCAACTAGAAAATTAGAAGGAGATAAAGCAGCTCTTAAAGTAACTTCGGATGATTTTGTAAGAGATGTAAATGAATCTTTAAAACAAATTTCTAAAAATACACAGAAAGTTGCTACTGCAACAGACGCTACCACAGCATCAAAAATGATTTCAGAGTTTATGTTAAAAACAAAAGATGCAGTTAAAAATGGTGAAATATTTTTTAATGGTTTTAATAAAAAGGTACTTACTGATTTTACAACATCTATGAAAAAATTAGGTATAGATGACACTATTATTAATAGAGTTGTTGGCGACGTTAGTAGATTTAGAGTTACGGTTGCTAATATGAAAAGTGCAATATTAAAAGGCGGTAATATTAATAAAGGTGCAGAAGAGTTTAATACTATTATGACTGATAAAGTAAATAACTTTTTAGGTGTTGATTACAAAATAGTAGATTTTAATAAAGGAAGAATTATTAATGGTTTTAAACCTACAGCTGAAGTAAAAGACGAAGTAGCCGAAGTTATAATGAGATATAATTCATCGGGTGGTAAATCTATGAATTTAGGTGATGCTAGAAGTATTGTAGAAAATATAATTAAAAATGTTAAAATAGATCCCATAACTAAAACACCTTCATTTCCATTAGGGAAAAACGGAATTCTAGACGATAGTGGTGTTACAATAAAAAACATTGGGGAAAATATAACTCATGGTAAATTTAAACCTGATGGTAAAGGTGGTTTAATTCAAAATTTAAATGACTTAGCTGCATTTAGAAAATTATTTGGAGAATACAAAGACGCTAAAAATGTTATTGCTAATGTAATGTCAGATCTATCTGGTATATTAGCTAGAGATAATTTTTATAGCAGAATAATTAAAGATAGTGATGAAGCAATTAAAGCCACTGGAAAAGATGTAGGTATTGGTGTTGTTAGAAATACTTATGATGAAGCAAGAATAGCTTTTCCCAATAAAGAAATTATTACAAATGATAAAGGATTAAAACTTAAATCAGGTTTAAATGAAGAAATATATACTTCACCTTTAGATGGTAAGTTTACAACTAAAGAATGGGCTGAAGCAATTATTAGAGGAGATGAAATAGTTAATAGTGGTTTAACTTCAAGTGCGGCTTGGAGATATTTAAATATGTTACCTAAAGGTTTAGTACAAATTGGTAAAACAGTTTTAGGTCCATTGACTTCTGCTAGAAACATATCTTCTAACGTCGTAACAATTTTACATAATGGAAATGCATTATACTTAGCCGCCAATCCTAAGAAAGCAGCAGAATTTTTTAGAAAATCTATGGCAGCAATTCAACCTCAATTTTTATATAAAGCAACAGGTAACCCTGCATATAGAAATACTGAAGCAGGGCAACAGTTGTATAAATTTTTATTAGAAGAAGGAGTTACTAATCAAAATACAACATTTAGAGAAATACAATCTACTCTTGAGTTAATTAATAAAGTTAAACCCGATGCACCTATAGATAGTAATATAAATAGTATATTAAATTATTTAGCAAAACCCTTTAAATCTGTATTTAATGTAGCACAAGATATTTATATTGGTGGTGATGATGCCTTTAGAGTGTTTAATTTTTTAGGTGAAGCTGCTAAATTAGATGATGCTTTTACAGTTGCAATTAGAAATAAAGTTATAGATCCTAAAACAGGTAAGATAGTTGTTAAACCTACACCATTAGAAATATGGAAAGAAGCGGCTGCAGTAGTTAGAGACACTATTCCAAATTATGCTTATGTATCTGATGTTGTACAGAATGTAAGAAAATCTCCATTGGGAAATTTTGCATCATTCCCATCTGAAATTTATAGAACAGGTGGTAATAATATACAAAGAGCTGTACTTGAATCTAAAGATCCGGTTAGAGCTATTATTGGAAAAACAAGATTAACAGGTGCTGCAATGACTTATATTGCTGTACCTTATGCTGCCTATGAAACTGTTAGAGGAATGTATGGAATTTCAAGAAAAGTAGCAGGAGCCATTAGAGAGTTTGTACCCGGTTGGTCAGCTGATAATACTATATTACCTATTTATGAAAATGGTAAATATAAATACATTGATTTTAGTCATAGTTTTTTTTATGACACGATGACTGCTCCGGTAACAACTATACTATCGACTGTTGATGCAATGGATGAAGCACCTTTAATGGAAAGTTTATTTAAAGGTATGGTAAAATCAGCAGGTAACATGCTAGAACCTTTTATATCTCAATCTATTTGGACAAGTGGAATGATGGATATATATTCAAGAAAAGGTGAAGATGAAAATGGTAATAGAATTTGGAATAAAAGAGATTCAACTGGAAATAAAATTAAAGCAGGTATTGAACATTTAGCATATAAATATTCTCCGGGTAACTACCCTGCGTTAAAAAGATTATATGCTGCAGCTTTAGGAGAAAAAATAAAAGGAAATGAATATGAGCTTCCAGATGAATTAATGGGATTTTTTGGAGCTAGAAAAGTTCCATTAAACGTTGCAAAAAGTATGGAGTTTATGATAGGTGATTTTCAAGAAGCGGCGAATGATGAAAGAAACTTAATTTATAAAGATACTTTGTATGGGGATCCAGTTGAAGATAATAATAAAATTATACAACAATATATTTTTGCTAATCAACAAAGATTAGAAACATTTAATAAAATGAGAAGACAATACGACGCTGCTAAAGTTCTGGGAATGAGAAATAGAGAGATTGAGGAAATATTTGAAAGTAGAAATCAATTACCTTTGTATGAAGCAGTTAAAAAAAATAAGTTTACACCTTTTGAAGTTACAGATGGAATGAAAGACGCTTATGCAGATAAGGCTAAAGAAGATGGTATAAAAAATCCTTTGGATAGAAGTACAATTAGAATTATTGAGAAAATTCAAAGAAAACTTGAGAGACAAAGATTAAATAAAGACTTTATAATTGATCCCGAAAAATACATTAGAGAACCTAAAAAAACTTCAAGCCTTGGACTTGGAGAACTACCTGATACAGTGATGCCTAATGCTCAAGTGATACAAGCAGCAGCGGTTCAGGCTTCAGGGGCCCTAAATCAAGGATTGACTGCAACAGAAAATGCTTTATTATCAGAAGAAGAAAAACAAATTACATTAAGAAACAGAGGATTAGCATAACATGGCTGAGATAAATTATAATAATCTATATAACCAAATGGGATTGTTGGATCAAAAATTTTACGATTCAACTTTTAAAAATACTTATGATCCCGATAAATCACAAACTATGTTAGAAGGTAAATCAGGTTATAATCAAATGAAAGCAGCATATGAAGCTGAACAACAAGTCCCTAAAAAAAGTTTTATATCTTCAGCGATGAGTGCTTTAAATCCTTTTAGTGAACTGAGTGCGGCAGAAATGCCTCAAGTTCCTAATGTTAGTTTAGGTACTCCATTACCTAATTTTAATACTGGAATAACTGGTGCATCTAGTGCTATACCAAATATAAACGGTGTTCCAATGATTAATACTGGTGCAATAAATCAAAAATTACAAAACACTGATCTAGTAAGTCAAATAATTGCAGCTAATGCAAGTCAAGTTCCTCAAATTAATAATCAAATTAATAGTCAAGTTCCTTTTAATGATTACTACGGTCCAAATATAGATACTTCTTTTGGAGTTGCTAATGAAGAAGATGAAGAGCAAGGATCTTCATTTAGAAACTCATTAAGTGGAATGGGAAGAAAATTTGGTTTAAGTTCTCTAATAGGTTTAGTAACAGGTAATCCAATAATTGGTTTATTAAGTAAAGGTATTGGAGCTATAAGAGGAGGATCAAGCTTTGTAGGACCAAAAGGTTCTACGGGATATGGTAATGATTCTGCTATGAGTTTATTTAGAAGATCTAATACAGGAGCTCAATTTTTTCAAGGTTTAAGAGACAAAAGAGCCAGAGAAGATGCTGCTAAAAGAGGAGCTGCAAAACAAAAAGATTTAGCAAGAATAAATGCTATGAGAGCAATAAGCGGAAACTCCAGTAATGGTGGTGGTGGTGGTGGAAATCCCGGAACCACAACAGGTGGATCTTCAAAAGATTCTGGCACTGGTGGTTCATTCGGTACTTCATCTAATAATAATAGTAGCTTTAGCGATTACTCATAATGCCTAAAAACGTTGCTTTACAAAAAATAGAATCCCACGAAAAACTCTGTAGAATAATGCAAAAACAAACTCACGAAAAAATTAATAAATTAGAAATACAAATCGATAGGATTGAAACAATTTTAATCGGTTGCGCTGGCGCTTTACTTATAGGTATGGGTGGAATGATTACAGCATTAGTAATTAAATTATAGTTTTTTTTGGGTGGTTGATAGTTTACTATCGGGATCTTTTATGGTGGGGACTATAAAAAATAAATGTGTGGTAGTAGTTAGTTTAACGGGCTAATAAAACTAGGACTAAGAGTCCCGAACCAACTACGGTATTGCTACCAAGAACCTACCACTATCCTTAATGATCGTCTCATGTCCTATTCTGTAATTCTTTAAATCCATTCTCTAAAATCTTCATCCATAATTGCATTAGAAATATTAACTTTATTACGTAAAGCTTTTACAATTCTTTCATCAATAGTATCTTGAGCCATTATATCAATGTAAGTCATTTTTTTAGTTTGACCTATACGATCTATTCTAGCTTCTGATTGTTGGCGTTTCTCAAGGTCATAACCGTTAGAGAAATAAACCATATTACTTCCCGCAGTTAAAGTAATACCATAACCCCCTGTATGAGTAGTGCCTACAAAGAATCTACACTTATCATCTGTTTGAAATCTTTTAATATTAACAGATCTTGCATCAGTGTCTGTTGCACCATAATAATCAACAACAGATTCTTCACCATATACTTTTTTAATTTCTTTAATAATTCTTCTAACATCATGAGTATAGTGGGACCATATAATTGTTTTACCCTCAATGTTTTCAAGAACACTCATTAGTTCAGTTAATCGACTACAAGGTAAATCTTTTATAGTTCCATCATCAGCAGTGAAATGTCCACAAGTAATTTGATGAAGTCTCATTAACTGAGTCATAACCGTTGCTGAAGATTGCATTTTACCATCTAAGAAAGCTATAGCTTCTTGTTTCATTTGTGAATAAACTTTTTTCTGTTCTTTTGTAAGTTCAACATAATGTTTAACAAATGTTTTTTCAGGTAAATCTAAACAATCTTCTTTTAATATTCTTTTAGAAAATGGTTTTATCTTATCCGATAATTCACCTAGGTTTTTATAACCAACTACTATCTCAATTCTTCTACCTTGAACTTCAATTTTTTTAGTAATTGAATATCTAGATTTAAAAGTCCAAAATGAATCATGACCTAGAAGCCATGGATCAAGAAATGCACATTGAGAAAATAAATCTAATGGTGATTTAGTAACAGGAGATCCGGTTAAAATACGTCTGTATTTTGCATGGTGTCTTAGTTCTACTATATTTTTAGTTCTGTTAGATGTTGGAGTTTTAATTGTAGTAGATTCATCAATTGCCATCATCGTTTTATGACAAGATAAGAATTTAGCTGCAAATTCTGCACCATCTCCAGCAGAAAAAGATTCTACATTCATAAGAAGAATGTGAAAATCAGTTCCAGTTTTAAATAAAGTATTTAATAATTCTTGTTGTTTTTTAGATTTGTCAGATGTTTTCCAAAGAACAACTTTCTTTTCTATGTGATCTGGTAAATGAATTGGTATTTCAGAATCAAACCAGTTTTTATAAACACCTTTAGGCGCTATTAATAATAATCCATTAATTAAACCTCTGTCATATAAAACAGCTGCATTATCTAATAATACTTTAGATTTACCTGTTCCCATTTCCATAAAATAGGCAAAGTTTTCTTTATCCCAAGAAGCTTCTAATGCATCCATTTGATGATCAAATGGTTTAGTTTTGAACTTATAATTTTTAATATCCATAATATACTTTACTTTTCTTTCTAATAACTATAATAATACTTTAAAATAAAAAGTCAATGAGCAAAGTTTATTTAACACAAGAGATACCTGTCGATAGAGACACTGGACAACCAAAATACAATGTATTAGGTGCTCAAAAGTATGGCGACATAGTGACGCTGCTTCCTATGTATTCACAAATTATACTATCTCCTGGTCCATTAATTATAAAACTTAAAGGTTTATTAAAAGATTTTACTACTGACGATTATTTACTACTCTCAGGCGATCCCGCAATCATTGGAGTTGTATGTTCAGTTTGTTCAGATATTACAAACGGTAAATACAAGCTATTAAAATGGGACCGTCAAGAAAAAACTTATTATCCAATAGATATAAATATTTTTCAAAATTAGACTTGACTTTTAATTAAAAGTTATTATTATCCTATGTATGAAAGTTAAACAGATAACCAATAGGAATAATATATGTTAATAGATATGCGTAAAGATGCACCAGATCAGGCAAACACTGTTGATCCAGACAAACTATCAACTGAGGTTGAAAAGTTAAGATCCATTCAAAATGAAATTAAATCTTTCGAAGATAAAATAAAAGATTTAAAAGAAGATGAGAAACATTTCAGTTGTATTGTAATTCCAAAGTTAATGGAAGACATGAATTTAAAAAGTTTAAAACTAAAAGATGGTTCAGAGTTAACTATCAAAGATGTTTATTTTGCCTCACTAAAAGCTGATAAAAAAGCTGAAGGCATACACTGGCTTCGAGACAATGGCTTAGGTGATATTGTAAAAAATAATATTACAGTAACATTTGGCCAAGGCGAAGATAACAAGGCTGTCGATTACGCTAGCCTTGCGAGGCAGCGTGGCTATGAACCTATCCAAGAGGAGAAAGTTCACCACGCTTCACTCACAGTAGTTATGAAGGAATGGAAAGACAAAGGTCAAGAAATTCCGGAAGAACTATTCAATACGTTGGATGGAAGTCGAACGTATTTTAAAAATAAAAAATAAATAATAACTCAATAAGGAGATATAACTATGGCTGATACAAATGCTATGACGAAGAAAGATAATGCAGGTGCATTGTCTACAATCAATCTTAGAAGCGATTCTGGGAGAGGTTCTGAAGAAATAAAATCGGATGATATGTCAACACCGATTTTGAAAATCCTACACCAACTATCACCGGAGTGTAATGCGACTAATGCAAAATATGTTGAAGGTTCAAAACCTGGAATGATATTTGCTAAAGGTCTCGGTACACTAGTAGATGGTACTAAAGGAGTGGATGTTTTAATTTGCCATGTGCAAACAAGATATCCAGAATGGCAAGAAATGGGAGACACAGCTTCTCCGCCTGTAACAACACACTTATCTATTCCAAGTGATGCACAGGAAGAAAGAAATGGTAAGTGGAGATTATCAAATGGTAACTACATAGAAAAGACCGCATATTTTTATGTGATTGTTTTAGGTGATGAGCCTAGACCTGCAGTTATTACTATGAGATCTTCTAACTTAACAGCTGCCAGAGAATTAAATCAGTTGATTAAAAATCTTAGATTTAAGGATGACAAAGGCATTTATAATCCAGCAGCATATGCAGCAGTTTATAATTTAAAAACTGTTGGTAAAGTTGCAGGAAGTAAAAGCTGGCATGTTTACAAACCCTCTATGAATAGAGCGTTAGATATATCTAAGAAAGATGACGCTGACTTATACGTAATGGCACAGGAACTACAAAAAACTGTGTCTAAGGGTTCTGCTAAACCCGAGTATGAGAAGAAGGTGGAATTTAAAACTGAGGACATTGTATAATTCACTAAGTGAATACTTCGAAGGTTGGGCGGCTACGGGAGACTGTAGCTGCCCATATAATAAAAGAATAAGGAATAGATATGAAAGATTTTACAAGATATTTTACAGGTTTACAAAGAGACTTTGGTTTCTGTAACATTAATAAAGGTTACAAGGATCCAGAAACAGGAAAGATAAAATTTAACAATGGTGATTATGGTTGGGCCGGAAAACCAATTTCAGATAAAGATTACGAAGAACATATAGAAGGTATAAAATCTATAGGTATTCAACCTTGTAACGATAATGGTTATGCAAGTTTTGGTGCAATAGATATTGATCCTAAAATATATAAAAACTTTGATGTAAAATTTTATTTAGATATTATTCAAGAAAAAGAATTACCTTTAATACCTATTAAATCAAAAAGTAACGGATTACATTTATATGTATTTACAGAAGAACCTGTTAAAGCTTTAGAGATAAAAGAATTTTTAGAACAAGTATTATTTTTATTTAATCTAACTATTAAAACAGAAATATTTCCTAAACAAACTAAACTAGGTTCTAATACTGAAGGTCAAAAGATGAATGGTAATTTTATTAACCTTCCATACTTTAATAAAATAGAAAGAGTTGCATTAAATCCAGATGGTAGTGAGATGGATTTAGATACATTTTTAAAATGTATTGAGTTAAATAAAGTTAAGGTAGAACATTTAAGAAATATAAAAAGTAAAATTATTGAGAACGAATTAAAAGGTGGTGCTGATGAATTTAATGATGGTCCACCGTGTCTTGGAATACTAACTAAAAATATTATGGTTGAAGGTAGAGATCGTTTTCTTTTTAATTATATGGTGTTTGCTAAGAAAAAATATGCAGACAACTGGAAAACAAAAGTATTAGAAGCTGCTAGAAACTATTTTAAATTTGATCAGAACTGGACAGATGATCATGTTAAACAAAAGATAAAGAGTTGGGACAAAGCAACAGCAGGACATACTTGTCATCAAGATCCAATCAATACAGTTTGTGTTAAATCAGAATGTATAAAAAGAAAATTTGGTATAGCTAGTGAAGCTAAAGCAAGTTGGCCTGTACTAGGTAACTTACAAAAGATAGACTTTAAACCAGATCCAGAATACTATTTTACGGTTGAGAGAGAAGATGGTGAGACTATTCCAATCCATGCAAAAGATGTAAATAAAATAAAAGAACAAAAAGAAATGCGTGGTTTAATTATGGCTCAAGCGGATATTCCACCTCCACCTATCAAAGGTATGGAGTTTTTTGAAATTATAAAAGCGTTGTTCTCTAACATTGATACAGTGCAACCGGCTCCAGGGACCAGGCCTCATGAGATATTACATAAACATTTAAATAATTTTGTTAATGGTTCAAAGGCTACTAACTACCATTCATTTAAAAGTGGAAACGTTTTTAAAGATGAGGTGTATGCATATTTTGTTTATGATGAGTTCTATATTTATTTAAAAGAAAGAGAATGGAGAAAAGATTCTTCAAGAACTTCTCATATGATTGAAAAATTATTTGATAAAGAAGAATTTGAAGGTCGACCTAAACCGGAGTTTAACAAAAAGAAAAGATTTCCAGGTAAAGATAAAAAAACAAATAAACCTTATCCAGGTGTAGGGGGATGTGCAATGATACCTTTATCTATTATTGAAAAAGAAGATGAAGATGTAGAAGACATTGTACACATAGAAGATCAAGAGGATATTGTTTAATGATATATAAATTTTTTGGACCACCAGGTACAGGTAAAACCCATAGACTAATATCTAGAGCTAAAGCTTATGCTAGAATGGGTACTCCTCTACATAAGATTGGTTACTTTGCATTTACTAAAAAAGCTGCATTGGAAGCTAAAAAAAGAATGCCTGCAGAAGATAAAAAACTTCCATACTTTCAAACTCTTCATTCATTTGCTTATCATCAATTAACATTAAATGAAGAAGATGTTATGCAACCTTTTCATTATGAAGAACTTGGAAAATTATTAAATGTTAAAGTTAAATACTATGACAAATATAATAAAGATGAAGTTAGTTTTTTAAATTGTGATAGTCCCTATTTTCAAATGATAGGTAAAGCTATGAATAGAGACTTAGATATTAGAGAAGAATTTGATAGAAATGAACATAATAGTAAAGAAATTAAATGGCATTTATTAAAACATATAGATGATAATTTAAAAGTTTATAAACAAAAAAGAAAACTATTAGATTTTAATGACATGATTAAAAGTTTAATTAACAAAAAAAAATTACCTAAATTTAAAGTTATATTTATAGATGAAGCTCAAGATCTATCACCTTTACAATGGCAACTGTTTGATAAATTAAAAGAATATGCTGATGATATTTATTTAGCAGGAGATGATGACCAAGCAATTTACGCATGGGCTGGAGCAGATGTTGAAAGATTTATAAAAGAACCTGCAAAAGAAACAGTGTTAAAATATTCAAAAAGAATATCTAAATCAGTTCAAGAACAATCAGAATTACCTATTGAAAAAATTAAAGGACATAGAAAAGAAAAAAAATATTATCCAAGAAATTTTGAAGGGCACACTGAAAACATAAATAACTTAGATCAAATAGATTTAACAAAAGGTAAATGGTTAATTCTAACTAGAACTATATCTAGATTAATGAAAATTAAAGATGAACTAATAAAAAGAAATTTATACTTTGAAAGCAAAAAAGGTAAAAGTTTTAAAGTAAGATTATACAAAGCCGCAATGAATTATGATTTATGGTGTAAAGGAAAAATATTAGATGAAAAAGACGTTAAAGATATTAATGAATTTATAGGTCATGAAAAATGGAATAGAGAGATTGATTGGTTTGACGCATTTGAAGAAGCAAATGAAAAAGAAAGGCTTTATATAAAAAACATGATTGATAACGGAGAAAATTTAAATGAACCTGCCAGAATATGGATATCTACTATTCATGCAGCAAAAGGTGGGGAAGAAGATAACGTAATTTTATGTCTTGATATTGGAGATAAAATAAAAAAAAGTATGTTGAAAAGCACAGAAAAACATGATGAAGAACATCGTGTTTGGTATGTGGGAATAACACGTGCCAGGAATAATCTATATAAACTAAAAGCTAACTTAAAAAGGAATGAGTATAAACTATGACACATAAAAACATTTTTGAAGGTACATTTCCACAAGATAAACAAATTGGTGGATCACATTATAAAAAATTTAAAATTCAACCCTATGAATTTATATCGCACAACGACTTGAGTTTCTTTCAAGGAAATGTTATCAAATATGTGTGTCGTTATATGAATAAAAATGGCATACAAGATTTAGAAAAAGTAATTCATTATTGTGAATTAGAAATTAAAAAGATGAAAGACACGGGTAAAAAATAATGAATACATATACTGATATTTTTGGTTTGTTAATTATAACAATATTTATGTTTGGATTGATATAATGATTATACCCACTACAGAATGGTTAACACCTACAGAATATCCTGATCTAAGAAAATATGATGAGATTGCGATTGACTTAGAAACAAGAGATCCAGATTTAAAGAGTAAGGGTTCAGGAGCCATCATTGGTAATGGTGAAGTTGTAGGTATAGCTGTAGCTGTAGAAGGTTGGAAAGGTTATTATCCAATTGCTCATGAGATTGGTCCAAACTTAGAACGTAAAAAAGTATTAGAATGGTTAAAAGATATTTGTGAATGCCCTGCTACAAAAATATTTCATAATGCAATGTATGATGTATCTTGGATTCGTCATTTAGGTATAAAAATCAATGGTTTAATCATAGATACCATGATTGCAGCATCTATTATTGATGAGAATAGATTTCAATATTCATTAAATTCTTTATCTTGGGTTTATTTAAATCAAGGTAAGAATGAAGCTCTATTAACTAAAGCTGCTAAAGAAAGAGGATTAGATCCTAAAGCAGATATGTGGAGATTACCCTCAACAGAAGTTGGTGGCTATGCAGAAAAAGATGCTGAACTAACTTTAATGTTGTGGCAAAAATTTAAGAAAATAATTATAGAAGATGATCTTCAAAATATATTTAATTTAGAGACTGATCTTTTCCCTTGCTTAGTCGACATGCGTTTTTTAGGAGTAAGAGTAGACGTTCAAAAAGCTCATATGTTGAAGACAGCATTAAGAATAAAAGAAGAAAACTTAATCCAACAGATAAAAATAGAAACTGGAATAGAAGTTCAGTTAATGGCCGCAAGAAGCATTGCCCCACTTTTTGATAAATTAAATTTACCTTATGAGCGAACTGAGAAA